TGTCTCCGTAAAATTTTCATATAAGGCTATAGATGTCTCGGGGCTGTTTGTGCTGGTCAGAGCACTACCAGAGCTGGTTTCGGTGGCGCCGTATGCTGTGCTCGATCGAAACACATCGCTAGAGCGTAGGCCGCGTCGATCTTTCCCCGGGACCGGTTCTTCTGCAACGTGAACCCTCTTTCTGAGTACCGGGGTACCCCGTTGAGGATCTGGGTCGTAAACGCCACGTCCCCGTCATGGGACAGCTCCCCGCGCATGATCGCCTCTAAGAGTGCCCCGAACGCCGGTGACATCCGTTCTAGAGACTGCGGGAATTCGATCATCGACAGACCCTCATCTGTGAGCATCCCCGCCGGGACCTCAAACAGTCGCGGGTCGTAGGCGAACGCCTCCACGTCGTACCGCTGGTCCAGCTCCCGGAGGTGTTGCATGATCCCGGTCAAGTCCACCGACTCATCCGGTCGCGGCAACCAGATCCGGCACTGGGCGTGTAGCCGGCCATCCGGCCGCCTCTGAGCCGTCACCACGGCTGTACTGTCCCGCTTCAACCCGATGTCGACACCGCACCACGTACGGGCGCCAGGGACCAGCTCGTACCGGTCCGCGAGCCCGTCCCAGATCCGGCCGCCGTCGGAGGCAAGCCACGATTCGGTGCCGTCGACCCACTGACCGAGGTGGAAGATCTGAAAGTGCGACTTGGGGGAGATCCGGACCGCCGACCGTAGCGCGTCCCGGTTCTGGTAGCCGGCGGCCAGGGCAGGGTTCGCCAACTCCCACATCGCCTCGTTGTGGATATCGCAACCCTCAGGGGCGGCAAACTCTGTGTACCGGAACCCGGGCAGGTCCCCACCGTGTTCCAGCCAAGCCTGCCGAAGCTGGTAGAGGGCATTCGATCTGTCCAGACCAGGCGTACCGATCCCGACCACCAGCGACCGGACCCGCTTGCCGGATGCCAGCAACAGGCTGTCCCAGGTTTCCAGGTCCTGGAACCCGATTTCGTCAATTACTGCCAGTGACGGGTCAAGTCCCTGCAACCCGTCGGTGTTGTTCGCCATCGGGAAGCAGGAACCCTCAGTCCCGGCCACCTCGATCCTGTTCGTTCCGATCGCGGTATAGATCAGCGACCGGTCGAATAGCTCCGGCTCAGCCTTGACCATGCTCGCAGCGACCCCGTAAACGGACCTGATCGCCTGCTGTGTCCGGGTGGCGATGATGGGGACCTGTGGCGCCCCGGAGTCCGACTCATCGAACGTCGCCCACACCGCCAACCCGGCTAGCAGGGTTGACTTCCCCTGACCACGGGGGCAGGACATGACGGCTGAGCTGACCCCATCGGCCAGGATCTCCTCAAGCCAGTCGGTCTGGAACGGGGCCAGTTTCAGCGGCTGGCCGAACCGGTACCCCTTGGGTGGACGGCAATACGTCTCCATGAACCGGATGGCACGCCCGTGGCGGGACATTCCGCGCCAGGAAAGCCAGGGTCCCGGGTCGTACCGGCCCTGCTTGCGTCTCGCGTTGCCACCGTAGCCAGGCATGGCTTAACGGTAACGGTTTTCATTTTCATGTAGCCTGATCACGTGGCCTGGTGGAATCGGAAACAGGAGAGGTCGATCTCGATCTCTGACCCGATCCTGGCCCAGTACTTCGGGGTAGGGACGCAGAACTTCACTGGCATCAACATCGGTGAGCGGACCGCGCTGGGGTTGTCTGCCGTGTGGCGTGCCGTGTCCCTGATCTCCGGCACCGTCAGCGGCTTGCCGCTGCACACCCTGCGGGACGTTGACGGCGTCCGGACCCGGATGAACAGCTTCCTGGACGATCCCGGTGCCCCGATCGGTCAGACCCGGTTTGAGTGGTGTGAGCAGATCCTGTTGCATCTGCTGCTGCACGGGAACGCCTACCTGGCTCACGTGTTCAACGGGGCCGGTGGGCTGGCCGGGTTGGTTCCGATCCACCCCATGGCCGTGACCGTTGAGCGGGACAGTCAGCTTGCCGAGGGCAAGCGGTTCCGGGTCAGCCTGGACAATGGTCAACAGCAACTGTTCACCCCGGACACCATGACTCAGATCATGGGTCTGTCGCTGGACGGGCTGTACGGGCTGAGTCCAATCTCGATTGCCCGGAACAGTCTCGGTACCGCTGTGGCTGGCGATCGGGCTGCCGCGTCCATGTTCGCCAACGGGCCGATGATCGCAGGGTTGGTCACCCCTGAGGAGGATGTGACCGAAGCTGAGGCACGCCAGATCAAGGAAGGTCTGGACCGCAAGTTCACCGGCCATGAGAACGCCGGGGCGGTTGCGGTCATCAACCGGAAGTTGAAGTTTCAGCCCTGGACAATGTCGCATGAGGATGCCCAGTGGCTTGAGACTCGGCAGTTCTCGATTCAGGAAGTGGCACGGTGGTTTGGCGTCCCTGCCAACCTGCTCATGGACCCGGGCGCAGTGTCCACATGGGGCACTGGTGTGGAGATCCAGAACCGTGGCCTGGCCCGGTTCACTCTGGCCCCCTGGACAGCCCGCATCGAACAGCGGCTGTCGGCCCTGCTCCCCTCCCCCCGGTTCGTTGAGTTCGATTTCGCCGGACTGGTCAAGCCTGACCCGGGGCAGGAAATCTCCCTGCTCATCCAAGAGGTTGGCGCCGGACTCATCACAGTCAATGAGGCTCGGAAGATCCGGGGCATGGACCCGATCGAAGGCGGAGACGCCCTGCGGGTTCCCGGTCAGACCGTTACATCCCAGCCAACCGACCTTGAGGCGGTCCCGGCGTGAAGACTTTCGATGTCCGCCTACGGGCCGAGATCACCGGCAACATGCTGCGGGGTCATGCGGCCGTGTATGACCAGGTTGCGCAGATCCCCGGAGGCTATGAGCGGTTCGCACCCGGCGCCTTTGACGAGGTGATCGATCAGGGTCAGGATGTGGTCGCCGCGATCGACCACGACATGTCCAAAGTGATCGGTCGCCGGTCATCCGGAACCCTGCGCCTCAAGTCCGATGGCACCGGGCTGGCTTTCGAGGTTGACCTGCCCAGCACCAGTTACTCGGATGACCTCCGGGAGCTGGTGAGCCGTGGCGACATAACCGGCGCATCCGTGGGCTACATCCCCGCCAGCGACGGGGAAGTGTTCAGCCGGTCCAAGGATGGAACCAACCTGACCACCGTGATCCGGGTGGAGCGGCTCAGGGACGTATCCCCGGTGACGCTACCGGCCTACGTCGGCACGGATGTGTCACTTCGGTTTGAAGACTTCGGCCCGGTAAGCAACCGGAGCCGTTTGATTCGCGCGCGTGCGCGTGTCCTAAGTAGCCGGTTCCCCGGCAAGCCCTGAGGAGGGTAGTTAAGTGTCTATTGAGGAAATCATCGAAGCCCTCCGGGCGATCATCGCCGGTGCCGAGGGTCGGGACCTGACCGACGAAGAGGCGCAGCGGTACGAGGATCTGGAAGGCAAGCTTGCCGTTGCCAAGCGAACCGCCGAGATCCGCTCCCGCCAGACCGCCTACGACACCCCGGTACAGAACCGGGCACTGGAAGCGGTTGTCCACACCGGAACCGCCAAGCAGGATGACACCCTGAACCGGGCGTTCGAGTCGTACCTGCGCACCGGGAAGGTCAACCAGGACCTGATGGAGCTGCGGGCGCAGGAGGCCGGCACCACCACAGAAGGCGGCTTCCTGGTCAGCCCGGAGTTCCGCCAGAAGCTGGTGGAGGTGCGTCAGGCGTTCGGTGGGCTGGCCAACGAGGTGGAGACGATCACCACGTCGACCGGTGCGGCCCTGGAATACCCGAGTCTGGACGACACGTCCAACTCTGGCGCGATCGATGACGAAGAGGCGCAGATCACCGACGGCGACGATCTGGCGTTCGGTCAGGTCACCCTGGGGGCGTTCAAGTACACCGCGACCGGTGGCGACGGCGCGGGCACCGGGCTGCGGGTGTCGTGGGAGCTGTTGCAGGATTCCGAGTTTGACATCCAAGCCCTGGTGGCCAGGGCACTCGGTACCCGCATCATGCGCAAGCAGGCGGTTGACTGGACAACCGGCACCGGCACGTCACTGCCGTTCGGGATCGCCGAGTCGGGCCTGACCCCAGACCGGGAACTGGCTACTCACGACACGATCGCCTATGTGGACCTGTCCGCCCTTGAAGGGGCGCTGGACCCGGAGTACGAGCAGAACGCCAAGTGGGTCATGAACAAGGCTTCGTGGGTCGCTGTCCGTGACCTGGAAGACGACGACGGTCGTCCGCTGGTCTGGAACGCGCAGGACAGCCTCACCGGTCGTGTGACCCGGAGCATCCTCGGATACCCGGTCGTGATCGACCAGTCGATGCCTGACCACGACGCGACCTCGGGTCACTTCGCGGTACTCGGGGATCTGCGTGAAGCGTACGTGATCCGCCGGGTGGCTCCGTTCGTGCTTGTGGTCGATCCGTACACCCGCGCCGGGAACGGTCAGGTGCAGTACTTCGGTTGGGAGCGGGCCGACGGTGCCGTGCAGAACCGTTCGGCGTACGTCCTGGCCGGCAACACCGCGAGCTGACCGGAAGGGGGAGCGGCGGTCATGGCATGGGCACCGGACTACGTCACGGTGGCGGAGCTGCGCGCATATGTGACGCGGCATACCGACGCCGTCGATGACGTGCAGCATGCCCTGGCCGTGACCGCCGCATCCCGGGCTGTGGACCGGCACTGCAACCGGCAGTTTGGTCTGGTCGCTTCGGCCGAGGAACGCCTCTATACCCCGGTGTGGGACCGCCATCGGTGCCGCTGGATTGTCGACATCGATGACCTGATGACCACCGACAACCTGGTGGTTGAGGTGGGCGGTACAGCGGTTACCGAGTTCACGCTGGAACCGCGTAACGCTGCCGCCAACGGCCGACCCTGGACCCGGTTGGTCTTCGACGCTGACTCGCCCACCAAGCCGTCCGGTGTCGAGTATCAGGTGGCCGCTACCGCCGAGTGGGGTTGGGATTCTGTCCCCACCCCGGTGGAGCAGGCCACCCTGTTGCAGGCGTCCCGGTTCAACTTCCGTCGGGACTCCCCGGCCGGGGTAGCCGGCTCACCTGACCAGGGTTCAGAGCTACGGCTGCTGGCCCGGGTCGACCCTGACGTAGCTGTCGTGCTGGGTTCGTTCATCCGTTGGTGGGGTGCGGTGTGAACCTCGCCAGCGTCATGGATGCGATCGCGACACGCCTTGACTCGATCTCCGATCTGCGCACGTACGCCCATCCTCCGGACAGCATCACTCCGCCGGTAGCCATTGTGGACTACCCGGAGACGTATGAATACGACGCAACCTACGGCCGGGGAATGGACCGGATAACCCTGCGGGTGTGGCTAGTACTGGGCCGACCGGCGGTAGCGGCAACCCGGGACCTGCTAGCCGCCTACGCGGACGGGTCCGGCGCCCGTTCAGTCAAGGCGGTACTGGAGTCCGGCACATATACGGCTTTCGACACCGTGCGGGTCATGTCGGTGGAGTTTGACCCGGTCACCGTAGGGGACGTGGTCTACATGTCAGCACAGTTCAATTTAGACGTAGCAGGTCAGGGGGCAGGCTAATGGCATTCGTGCACGGTAAGGACACCTTCGTTTCGGTCGGTGGGGATGACCTCTCGGCCTACACGAACACCAGTGAGTTCAACCAGACCCGGGACAGCCACGACACAACCACGTATGGCCAGGACGGCCACGTGTTCCAGGGCGGGCTGACCAACGGAACCTTCACCATGGCAGGGATCTACGACAGCACCGCCGACGACAGCCCCCGGCCGGTCCTGTCGGCGTTGCTGGGATCTGTCGACCCGGTCACGGTCATCCGGCAGCCGGAAGGTACCGGGTCAGCCCTGCCACAGGACAGTTTCGATGGCCTGCTCACCAGCTACACGGAAACCTCCCCGGTGGCGGACATGGTGAGCTGGTCGGCCGAGTTCCAGATCAGTGGCGACGTTGACAACTCGGCCCAGGGTGCGTAGGGGGAACGGTGGATAAGCAACTTCTCCTCAAGTCCCGGCTGCCCGAAGCCGATGTTGACGTTCCAGGGGTAGGCACGGTACGGGTACGGGGGCTGAGCCGGTCCGAGGTCATGGCGGCACAGAACATCCCCGACCCGGCCGCCCGTGAACGGCGCATGTTAGCCCTCGGCATGGTCGACCCGCAGCTGACCGAAGCTGAGGCAGGCCAGTGGCAGCAGGCATCCCCGGCCGGGGAGCTGGAACCGGTGACAACCCGCATCGGGCAACTGTCCGGCGTTGTCGATGACGCGGCCAAAAGTGGCCTACCAGACGCTGGAAGCGAACCCGGAACTGGAGTTCGAGCACTTCTTGGCGGAGAAGCTGAGCCGGACGGTGACGGAGCTGAGGGACAGCCTCAGTAACGAGGAGTTCATCCGCTGGTCTGTGTACTACGCCAGGCAGGCGCAACGGGATGAGCTGGAAGCCAAGCGGGGTAAGGGGGTGGCAGGATGAGCCAGGCAGTCAAGGTGGAGGGTCTGGCCGAGTTCAGCCGCAACCTCAAGAAACTTGACAGTGACCTTCCTAAGGCGCTGCGGCTGGCACTCAATTCGGCTGCGGATCTGGTGGTCGGGAAGGCTAGGCCATCCATCCCTACCAGCTCCGGTAGGGCTGCCCGGTCGGTACGTTCCCGGTCGACCCGCACGGCAGTCCGGGTTACCGGTGGCGGGGCCAGGGCACCGTACTACCCGTGGCTGGACTTCGGTGGCAGGGTCGGCCGGAACAAGTCGATCGTCCGACCGTTCTATAAGGACGGTCGCTACATCTATGCCTCCTACTTCCAACTCAAGGCATCCGGGGAGTTCCAGGAAGCCCTAGAGACTGCGCTACTGGACGTGTGCCGCCAGGCAGGGGTGGAGGTGGAGTAGATGGCTTCCAAGAATCAGGTCACACTCACTTTTGCCGGCGACCATGACAAGCTGACCAAGTCCTTTGAGGAGATCGGTTCCGCTGCCAAGGGCATGGATGGCGACGTTGGTACGGCATCCAAGTCGTTCGATCGGGTTGGTGAAGCAACCGACGCACTCGACACAAAGGCCATGGGGTTCCGCGACACCCTGACCGGTGTCCAGGACACCATGAAAGGTGTAGGACAGGTTGCCAAGGGTGACCTGTCGATGGATGCGTTCCTGACCCTCGGCACCGGCATCGGTGACCTCGCCAGCGGGTTCACCAACCTGCTAGTCCCCGCCATGGGTTCGGCCGTTTCCTGGCTGAGCAAGACCAAGGTGGGCATCCTGGCTCAGGCAGCCGCGTCCAAGGTGGCAGCCGTGGGGGCCAAGGTGTGGGCGGCAACCCAGTGGCTGCTCAACGCCGCCCTGATCGCCAACCCGATCGGGTTGGTGGTCCTGGCCATCGTTGCCCTGGTGGCCGTATTCATCATCGCCTACAAGAAGTCGGACACGTTCCGCAAGATCGTCCAGGGGGCGTTCCGGGCCGTAGGCGTGGCCGTGGGCTGGCTGGTGGGCAGGTTCCAGGACTGGTGGCGCCGGACCAACCGCGTCATCGGGCTGGTAATGGGCGCCTTCCGCCGGATCGGGCCGAGACTACGGTCCGCATTCGGCGGGCTGTTCGCCATCATCACCGGCCCATTCCGGACCGCGTTCAACTTCGTAGCCAGTGCCTGGAACAACACCATCGGCCGGCTGTCCTGGTCCGTGCCGGGTTGGGTACCCGGCATCGGTGGCCGTTCCATATCCGCGCCAACCCTGCCCCATTTCCACACCGGGGGGACCGCATCCGGTGCCATGGGTCGGGAGTTCCTGGCAGTGCTGCGGGCCGGGGAACGGATCACGCCCGCTGGGCGGTCCGCCGAACCGGCGCGGATCGAGATCCGGTCGGCAGGGTCCCGGTTGGATGACCTGCTTGTGGAGATCCTGGCTAAGGCTGTCCGCACCCGGGGCGGCAACGTTCAGGTGGTGCTGGGCAGTGGCTAAGCAGGACGTGGCCGTTGAGCTGTTCTACAACAGCCAATGGAACGACCACGCGGCCGATGTGCTGACCCGGGATGAGATCGCCATAGTCCGGGGCACGCAGGATGAGACACAGCAGCCGGCACCGACCACGGCAGCGTTGACGTTCAGCGGGTGGCGGTTCAGCCCATCCAACCCGACATCAGACCTGTCCGGGAAGATCGGACGAAACACGCCACTACGGATCTTGACAGGCGATGCCGTTTTCGTATTGGAGGATTTTGAAGACGACACCCTGTCGGTTGACACCAGTTCCGGCGGGGACGCGGCTTGGTTCAGGACAAGCAGTCAGGCTCACCGTGGCTCTTGGTCACTACGCTCAGGCGACATCGATGACGAAGAAACCTCCGATGTCATAGTCGACGTACCAAGTGGAGCCACCTCACTCAGTTTCTGGTACAGGGTATCCACCGAAGAAGACTTCGACTTTCTAACGGTCATCGTGGATAGCAGTACGGAGCTGTCTGTATCTGGTGAGGTGGACTGGACCCAAGCCACCTTGGACGTTACCGGCGCTAGTACGGTCACCTTTAGGTACGAGAAAGACGTATTCATAGCTGACGGGGACGATGCGGTCTACATCGATGACCTACAGTTCACCGCCAACGTCTCGCTGATCAGGTTCAGCGGTGAGGTCAGTTCCTGGACTCCGCGCCAGTCCCTAGGTGGGGATGTGACCACCCCGGACCGGTGGGTTGAGGTCACAGCCGCTGGTATCACCCGGCGGCTAGGTCAGGGTGTGGACCCGCTGCGGCCGGCGCTACAACGGGCCGCGCCGATGAACTCGGAAGTGCTGGCGTACTGGCCGCTGACCGAAAACTCCGCCGAGTCGCCGAACCAGGTACCGTCGCCAATCGCCGGGGTCGATCCGCTGCGGGTGCGCCAGATCAACGCGGTCACGCCGCTGGCGCACGCCGTTACCTGGAACGCGGACACTACCGGCCCGGGTTTGGGTCCGATGCCGGCGGTCACCAGCACGGAAGCAGGGGTTGGTTTCACCGGCCGGGTTCCGTCCACCTCAACCCGGTACGGCTGGTCGTTCTGGGCGCGTGGCGACACCGATGACTCGGGCGGGTCGTCGGTCACGATGTGGGCGGACGCGGATGACGGGGCAGACCTGGTGAGTTGGGTCATCTGGGTCCAGTGGTCCGGACCGGCGGCCGGGACACCCGAAATCCTCATCATTGTTGAGGGTCGCGTCAATGGGTCATTGGAAGTGTCCCTGACGAATACAGGCGTCATCCCGTACACCGACGAGTGGGCCAACTTCGCGGCCATCGTTGAGCAGGACGGCTCCAGTGTGGACCTGACGATGTTGATGAATGGTGCCGAGGTGACGATGTCGGTGGACTCCGGCAGCCTGTCCGGGTTGGATGTCGGCACCGCCAAGCAGGTCCGGCCGACCGCGACCCTGAACAGCGGGCGTAGCACGTCGATCGGGCACCCGACGTTTCTGGGCGGGTCGGTGGCTGCGATGACCACAGCGGTTCAGGATCTGTACGTCGCCGGCCGGGGCCACGTCGGCGAACACGCCGGGCGACGGGTTGAGCGGCTAGCCAACGAACAGGGCCTGACCCTGGACAGCAGCGGGGACCTGGACAACACCGTCCCGACCGGACCGCAACAGAGCGACGGGCTGGTGGAGCTGTTCCGCGAGTCAGCCGATGTCGATGATGCCGTGTTCACTGACTCCCGGTCGGATGCGGCGGTCTACTACCGCACCGGGCGGTCACGTTACAACCAGGAACCGGCACTGGAACTGGACTACGCCAACGGCGAGGTAGCGCCACCGTTGGACCCGGTCACCGATGATGAATCGGTCCGCAACGATGTCACGGTGCAACGCCGTGACGGAGGGCAGGCGCGTGCGGTTGACCAGTCCGGACCGCTTGGGGTGGACACGATCGGCCGGTACGACACTCAGCAAACCCTAAACTGCATGTCCGATGCCGACGCCGGTAACCAGGCAGGGTGGCGGCTACACCTGGGGACCGTTGACGAAACCCGGTTCCCCCAGATCACCGTAGACCTGGACGCGAACCCGGAACTGGCCGATGCCGCCTCAGCGGTTGACGTGGCAGACCGGATCACCATCGACAACCTCCCGGCTGAACTGTCCCCGGATCTGGCGAACCTGCTAGTGCTGGGCTACACGGAGCGGATCGGTTCGCATAGACGGAGGATCACGTTCAACTGTGCGCCGGAGCGTCCCTACCATATCGCCGAGGTTGAACATGCCGACTATGCCGTGGTCGGTTCCAGCTCCGCCACCCTTGACGACACGGGGGGTCTGACCACCACCGAAACCGAGGTGACTATCCATTGTGGAGCAGGTCCGGACTGGACCCATGAGGAGGATTTCGACATCGTCATGGGCGGGGAGCGGATGACGGTTACCGCTGTCGGTTCGGCTTCCGGGACGTTCCCGAACCGGCTGCAACAGCTCACGGTGGTCCGCAGCGTAAACGGTGTGGTCAAGACGCACGACAACGGCACGGCGGTCCGGCTGTTTCACGAATCGTATATCGGACTGTAGGGGGCGGACATGGCAAGTAGCGCAGGCTTCCTGTCGGAAGGCGGCCGGATTCCCGGTGAGATCATCGGCACCCCGACCATTGAGACATCCGACAGCGGCACGTTCAACACCACCGAGACGGCGGTCCTGTCCGTGACCGTCCCGCTGGTGTCCGGCCGGACCTACTCGATCCACACCTACCTGAGGATCTCCTCGACGGTGGACAACGATGATGTCCGCGTGGCGATCCGGGAAGATAGCGCGTCCGGGGCGTTCGTGACCACCGACCGGCGGGAGCTGGACGCCGACAACCAGGGCAGCCTCGGCCAGTCTTTCCACGTGATGGCGTTCTTTACCGCCACCGCTACCGAGGACAAGACGTTCGTGACATCGGCGGTCCGGGACTCCGGCACCGGCACGTACAATCTGTCCGCCAGTGCTAACCGGCCGTCGATGCTGTACGTGCGTTACGAGTTCGGCTGAACAGCAACCCGCCCCCGGCGGCATGACCGGGGGCGGATTGCCCCTGAGACAGGTTCAGTCAAGCAGTTCCGCGACTAGCTCCTCAGACCAGGCATCGATAACCATTGCAATCCCTCCTTAGTAGCGCGTGAACGGGACCACCAGCACGACAAGCGCCACCAGAACGGCCACCCGGCGCACGTCCACAGCGATCCAGCTCCACCACGGGGACGTGATCCACACACGCAGATTGGCCAAGAGCGCAACCAGGGCAACCTTCACAGAACTTGGCATCGCCTGTGTTCCTTCGCTTTCGGTCGGACCTGGTATGCCTGTGCAACCTCGGCCAGGGGTCGGCCGAAGTCCCCCGATGGTGGTGCGGGTATGTGGTGGTCGGCGGGAACCGCGTCGGTCACGATCCAGCACCCGCACGGATACTCCACTATGAACTGTAGAATGGTGATCCCGGGTACCGGCAGCCATCGATTGTTGTACACCACGGCTATGACGGTAACTAACATGACCACCTCGGCCCCTTTGGACCCGGGTCGCCCGGGTCGCTGGCAACCGGGGGACTACCCCGATCCGCCAAGGTCAGCAACATGTGGTGCAGCCGGTCCCGTGTTTCGCGGATCTCATCCGACCCATGCAGCGTCACGGTTGCGGCGCCGTCCGTGATCCACACGGTTGGCGTTTCAGGGTCCAACTGGACGTTGATAGATTGGCTCACTAGCCACCTCCTGAGGGTGGTCAGAACCGGTCATCAGGTCTCACTGGGCACTGGTGGCCGGTTCGCTTGTCCAAGCCCTCACCATAGCTCTGGGTGCCTAGGGTGTCCAGGGTGCCTAGGGTGCCGTTATGGCCCGGGGTCACCTGGTGGTCACCGATCATGGTGGTGTGACCATCGACCCGTACGACCCGACGCCCCGGTACCGGCAACTGGCGGCACTGCTACGGGCCAAGATCGCCGATGGCACGTACGCGCCCGGGGATCGGATGCCCTCGGAGAAGACCCTCAGCCAGGAACACGGGCTGGCCCGGGAGACGGTCAGCAAGGCTATGGATGTGCTGCGGTATGAGGGTCTGGTGGTCATGGTGCCCGGTTTAGGCTGGCATGTCCGCCCTAGCTAATAGGTGACTTCCTGATCTGTCGGGTTGCCGATGGTCCAGGAAGTCACGCACTATCGGGGTATGACCACAGCAGCGATCTACAAGCGGATCTCAGATGACAGGGAAGGCCGGGAACTGGGGGTCAGCCGCCAGGACCAGGACCTACGGCAACTAGCTGACCAGCGGGGATACACCATCGTGGCTGAGTACGCGGACAACGACATCGGGGCATCGACCCGGTCCCGGAAGCCGCGCCCCGGGTACGCCAAGATGATCAAGGATGCTGAGGCCGGCGCGTTCGGGGTGATCCTCGCCTACACCAGTTCCCGGCTGACCCGTAGGCCGCTGGAACACGAACGGCAGATCCAGTTGGCCGAACAACACGGCATCCGGTTCGAGTTCGTCCGCTCGCCAAGCTTCGATCTGAACACCGCCGATGGCCGGCAGATCGCCCGGATGCTGGTTGCCGCCGACGCGGCAGAGTCGGAGCGCAACGGCGAACGGGTTACCCGGAAGCGGCGCGAGCAAGCCGAACAGGGCCGGTTCGGAGGTGGCGGCCGGCGGTTCGGTTTCGAGCCGGACGGGATCACCAGGCGTGAAGACGAATGCAAGATCATCGCCGAGTGTGCGAACGCCATCATCCGGGGAGCGTCCCTACGCGGCCTGGCCCGGGACCTACGCGAGCGGAAGATCCCCACCGTCACCGGAGGTCACTGGAACCCGCAGACCCTGCGGGACATCCTGCTACGGCCACGCAACGCCGGGCGGATGATGTATCAGGGTCAGGCCATCGGAACCGCCCCGTGGAAACCGATCATCCCGGGTGACGTGTTTGACCGGATGACGCGCATCCTCACCAACCCGGAGCGGGACATGCGGGCCGGGACCGCCCCCCGGTGGTTGGGTTCCGGCCTGTACCGGTGCGGGATCTGTGACTCGCCGATGGAGATCACCATCGGGGGACGCTCCCCCAGGTACCGGTGCAAGGCGTCAACCCATCTGGCCCGGCAACAGCAACAGGTTGACGATCTGGTGGTCGGGACGGTGCTGGCGTTGATCCGCAGGGACGCACCGGAGCTGTTCGCTACCCGGGCGCCGGGTGTGGACGTGAAGGCGCTACGGGACGAACGGGACAAGATAGAGGCAGGGGTGGCGGCCGTTGGTGGGGATGTAGCCCTCGGCTACCTGACCAGGGCGGCCGGCCACGACGCGACCCGCCGGGGTCAGGCCAGGATCGCCGAGATTGAGGCAGCCCTGGCCGCTGCGGACGGTCCGGATCCGGTTGTGGGTCAACTGGCCCGTGCCCGTAACCCGGTTGAGGTCTGGAACGGGTTGCCGCTGGAAAGGCAGCGTCTGGTCATCGCGAACACTGTTGCGGTGACGATCATGCGGTCGGGGCGCCGGGGTCGGGTGTTTGACCCGGACTCGGTACGCATCGAGCCATGCGCTAAGGTGGCAACTGAGTAGGAACATGTGAGCCGATCGAGACCCGGTCCCCTCTGCTTCCCGGCAGGGGGGACCTTCCGTGTCTCCGGCTCAGGAATTGGCCAAACAGCGATGGACCCGCCCGGATGTAGTCCAGGCCAGGGTTGATTCATTGGCCCGCGCAATTGAGGTGAAACTGTCCCGGCTGCCACCGCTAACGGATGAGCAGAAGCGGTTTCTTACCGCAGTTATCAACGGCTGACCGTCCACCCCCACCCTTGGGTGCACAGTAGACAGTCGGGGATTTTGGGTCTATGGTCCAGGTCATGACTTCACAGACGGAACGGCAACGGCTGCGGACCCAGTTCGCTCAGCTCAAAAGGCACGCGCCGCACTCGGAAGAGTGCCGTGAAGTGGGACGGCTCTTGGCCTATCACGCCTGCCGGGAACGCCTGGACCGGTTGGATGAGCAGGACCGGCGGATCGTCGTGCGCCGGCTCGTCGGACCCACCGAATGGAACTGACCCGGGCCACGGTCCCGGGTCAGTCTCCGCTCAACAAAACCTCACCGGGGGTAAGGGTAACATGCGCAACACGTACCAGCTCAGCCAGGAACACAGCGTAACCATTCGCGCGACCCTGAAAAGTCAAGGGCACCGACAGATATCAGCCGGGCCGGGACTGTTTACCCACCAGTGCCCGGCGTGCGGAAATAACCCGGTCGAGTTCCGCGACCGGAACGGGCATGTCGACATGTCCTGCTTCGCGTGCAGCCCAGAGGCCATCCTGGCAGCGTTGCGCATCGACCCGGGTCAGTACCCCCAACCGACCCCCAAAACCTCGGCACCCCGGCCCGTGCTGCTGAACCCGACCACACCAGAACCGGAACCACCCGAACAACATGGGCAGATCCTCACCCGATCGCAACTGCGGAACCTGCCCAAACCAGAACCGCTCATCGATGGGCTACTCCCCCGACGCGGCGTAACCCTCATGGTTGGGGGATGGGGGATTGGAAAGACCCTGTTAGCGCTGTCGATGGCCTGCGCAGTCGGAACCGGGGTCAAGTGGCTAGGACAACCCGCACACCAAACCCCTGTGCTGTACGTGGCCGGTGAAGGCGCTTATGGGCTGGACCAGCGGGTCAGTTCGTGGGAAACAGTCTGGAAAACGCCGGTTCAGGATGACCAGGTCACGTTCTGGACCCAACCACGATCGTTGGCACCGGTCCGGGCATACGGGGCGCCACCGTATGCGGACGGCTGGTTGGACATCCGCAAACTGGCCGATCAGGTAGCGGCCAAGTTCATAATCCTGGACACGTTCAGCTCGTTGGCGGCTGAGGCCGACGAAACGAAGGATGCGGCGTGGATCATCCGTCAATGCGGATGGCTCGCTTCCGCAATCAACGGCGCTGTGATGCTGGTCCACCACCCGGGGCACAACAACCAGGACCGGGCACGGGGCGCCTACGCCTTCAATGCCAACTCAGACCAGGTTCTGCTACTGGAGGGTAGTAAGGACAGCCCAGCCTTTGACGTGATCTTGGACAAGGTCAAGGACGGGCCATCCGGTAGGCGGTTCCACCTCCGCAGGGTGTCGTTTGGCGACTCGCTCACGGTGGAGATGATCTCAGACTCGGAGGCTGTCTCGACCGGGTACGAGCGTTCCCGGGATCTGGTCCGGGAGCTGTTCGCCGCAGGGTTGGTGTCCCGTACCCGGGTGGTGGACCTACTCAAGGCCGAGGGTGTGTCCCAGAAAACCGCCTATCGGCACGTGAAGCAGTTAATCGATGATCATGTACTTGTCGAGACCGGGAAGGCGGGTCGGACCTGCATGTATAACGTAGCGTAACCGCCATGTTCAAATTGTCACCCCCGTGACAAAGGATCTTGAAGTGACAATGACAATCCAGTGACAAAGGATCTTGAGAACATGCAGGTCACAGCCACTTTGTCATGACAATGTCAACCCTTCTCACGGGATTGTCACCAGCACCACCCCTTAGTAGAAGGGGTGGTGACAATCTCCCGGATGACAACCAGCGACAACCACCAGTCCCAACCAAGATCAAGGAGGTACCCCGTGACCACCCAACCAACCGCCACCGTGTTGTGCGACTGTCCCCGCCTGTGCGACCTGTGGCGATGCCGTGGCAGACCCGATCTCGATGTCGACCCTGAGGGACGGCAGTGCGAACTGGGGGAGCTGGTCCGCACCACCGGGACAGACACGTGGCGTAATGACCGCCGCTGGCCCCGGTACGGGTTGTGCCGGTGAGCACCCTCGTACCGGCCGCGTCACCGGGACTTGGCCAGACATGCCACCTCGCCCCTGCCTGACCCCGGGGTGCCCCAACCTGGCACAGGGGGGTGCCCGGTCCCCCGGTGCCCGGTGCCGCCCCTGTGCCCTGGCATGGGAGTGGCACCGCAACCGGCGCCCCGACCGGGCGCAGTACCGCGACCCGGTGTACCGGAGCGTGCCGTTGGTGGGTCGGTGCTGCCAGTGCGGAGCAACCACAGACCTCACACGCGATCACGTCGTCCCGATCAGCCGAGGTGGCACCGCCCGAGACGGAATCGTGATCATGTGCCGGCGATGCAACAGCAGCAAACACAACCGCGACCAACCGAAAAGTTGATCATCGCCAGGTCAGAGAAC